CCGCCTTATGGGCGACAGGATGGAGCATGAGCGTGGCGCCCGCTGCGCCAATTCAGGTGGACAGCCGACCGCCGCTTTCTGCCCACCCGATGATGGTGCAACCTACCGCGCAACCCATGGCGGTGAACATCACCATCAACGCCGCTACGGGTCAAGATGAACGCACCATCGCCCGTATGGTCGCACAAGAAATGCAACGCATCCAAAATCAACAACAGGCAAGACAACGCAGCAGTATGCGCGACAGAGACTAACAAAAGGGCGAAAGCCCTTTTTTTGTTGAAGCCCGTGTCTAACTTTGCTAATATACTCTTAAAGATGATAGCAAGCACAGCCAATGAGAATATTTAAAACCAAAGCCTTTGATAAATTCGCACAGAAAAACCACATCACCGATGGTGATCTGTTTGATGCGGTCATGCGTGCGGAGGAAGGTTTAATCGACGCCGATTTGGGCGGCAACATTATTAAACAACGCATTGCAAGAGAAGGTCAGGGACGCAGTGGTGGTTTCCGTTCTTTTATTGTCTATCGGCTCAATGAAAACAGCTATTTTGTCGCTGCTATCAGCAAAAATACCCGTGACAATATTTCTGTGCAAGAATTAATGGCGTTGAAAGAATTGGCGAAAGCCTACGCCAAGTTAACACCGCAGCAAATTGAATCACAAGTGAAAAACGGGCTATTTATTGAAGTATTACCGGAGGGAAAAAATGAGTGAAATCTTAGCAATGATCCATGAAAATGCGGCAGATTTGCATGAGGCCGGATTGATGGATAAAAAAACGATGAAAAAATTTGATGAATTGTGCTTAACGCCGGTACCTGTTTTTACGCCAGACGAAATCAAAGCCATTCGCGAAAAAGAACGGGTTTCGCAAACCGTATTCGCCCACTATCTCAACGTAAGCAAAAATATGATCTCCGAATGGGAGCGGGGGGTCAAAAAACCCACTGGCACGGCACTAAAACTTTTAACCCTCGTGCAACACAAAGGCATTGAAATCCTCGCCTAATCCCACATAAAAAAGCAAGCCCACCGCGCTTGCTTTTTTGTTGTCCCCAATTCCACACCTTACCTCACTCGCACTTTCTCCATACATCGCCAAAAATACGGATTATTTAACCCGTAAGGCTACCCATGTCCGCAGAAATTAACCGTCGAATTGATAACCTCATCCGTTTTGGCTTAATTGCCGAAGTGGACCATGCCAATGCCAAAGCGCGGGTAAAGTGCGGTCAAATTCTCACGAGTTTTTTGCCTTTTATCACGATACGTTCCGGCACAACAAAAACATGGTCACCACCTACAGTTGGCGAACAATGTGTCATTTTGGCTTCGAGTGGTGAGCTCACCACTGCCTGCATTTTAGTGGGGCTATACACCCAAAACAGCCCAAGTCATTCGCCGGATGTGCATGTCATCGAATTTGCCGATGGCGCAAAAATTGAATACAACCAATCCAGTGGGGCATTGGTTGTGACAGGCATTAAAACCGCTGCTATTACCGCTGCCAATCAAATTAATATTGACTGCCCAACGGTGAACATCAAAGGCAACGTCAACATCATGGGTGCGATTACTACCGCAGATAACGGCGGCGCTAAAGGTAATATCAGCATCAGTGGCAATGTGGAAGTGAAAGGCACTGTCACTGCAAAAGGCGATGTAAAAGCAGGGACAATCAGCTTGCAGAACCATACTCACCAAGAACAAGGCGACGGTAAATTAACCTCGAAGGCAAAATAATGAACAGATTCACCGGTGAAAAAATTACAGACGAAACCGCACATATTAAACAATCCATTGCGGACATTCTTCTCACGCCTATCGGCTCGCGTATTCAACGCCGCGACTATGGCAGTCGCATACCGGAACTGATAGACCGCCCAATGAACCACGCTTTATTGTTACAACTTGCTGCTGCCTCTGTCATGGCATTAACCAAGTGGGAACCGCGCATTCAAATAAGCAAATTTCAGCCGCGCATCACCGAAAACGGCATTGTCTGCACCATCGTGGCTCGTAAACGAAATAACAATCAAAACGTGAATTTTGATGATTTATTCTTAGGTGGAAAACAATGAGTGAATTAGTAGATCTCTCCAAACTGGAACCGCCCAAAGTCTTAGAAGATTTAGATTTTGAAACTTTGCTTGCAGAACGCAAAACGGCGTTTATCAATCTCTTTAACGAAGATGAACGCCCCTTTTGGCAAGCAAGACTTGCTTTAGAAAGCGAACCTATTACTAAACTGCTGCAGGAAGTCGTTTACCTGCAATTATTGGAGCGCACCCGCATTAACAACGCCGCCCAAGCCACTATGCTGGCATACGCCACCGGCACGGATTTAGACGTTATCGCCGCCAATTACAACGTGCAACGCCAATTAATCCAAGCGGCAGACAACACCCAAACACCCAAAGTGCCGGCAATTTATGAAGATGACACCGCATTGCGAGTCCGAACCCAATTAGCTTTTGAAGGCTTGTCTGTGGCAGGCCCTCGCAGTGCCTATGTATTCCATGCACTGTCCGCCCATCCTGAAGTGGCGGATGTGTCCGTGGTATCGCCACAACCTGCACATGTGACTGTCACAATTTTAAGCCGTATCGGGCAAGGCAGCGCATCTGAAACTGTCTTGCAAGCCGTGCGTGAACGATTAAATGATGACAACATTCGCCCAATCGGTGATCGTGTTACCGTGCAAAGTGCAACTATCCATAATTACACCATCCACGCCAAACTGCATTTATACCGAGGGCCGGAATACGAACCGATCAAAGCGGAAGCATTGAAAAAACTCACGGCATACACCGAAGAAAAACGCCGACTAGGGCGTGATATTAGCTTGTCCGGTATTTATGCCGCCTTGCATTTGGTCGGGGTGCAACGGGTTGAGTTGCTCGCCCCGACAGCCGACATCGTGTTGCCGAATAACAAATCAGCCTATTGCACAAACATTCAAGTTGAGGTGGTAACAAGCGATGATTTCTAGTCACTTATTGCCGCTAGGCTCAACACCACTGGAAAAACGTGCGGCAGAAATCCTCAAAAGTGCGGTAGAAAATCCGATTGTTATTGCCGATCTAATCAACCCGGAACGTTGCCCTCCGCAATTGCTTGCCTACTTGGCATGGGCGTTTTCGGTGGATAAATGGGATGAAAATTGGAGCGAAGAAGTAAAAAGAATCGCCATTAAGCAATCGTTTTTTATCCACAAACGAAAAGGCACGATTAATGCCGTGAGACGAGTAGTCGAGCCTATTGGTTATCTCATCGAATTAAAAGAATGGTTTAACACCGTGCCAATGGGCGAAGCAGGAACGTTTAGCTTGACCATAGAAGTGCCGGAAACAGGATTAAACGAGCAAACCTATAACGAATTAGTCAGATTAGTCAATGACGTGAAACCTGTTAGCCGACACTTAAAACAGCTCGCTATTGCGGTCTCACCAACAGGCACCATGAATGTATTTTTAGGACAGCAAACGGGCGAAATTATCACCGTTTACGCACAATAAACAGGAAGCAAACACATGGCACAATATACCGCCGTTTTTACAACCTACGGCACGCAACAACTGGCAAAAGCCATTGCAAACAACAATCCACTCACCGTTACGCATTTTGCTGTCGGCGATGGGAACGGCAATGCCGTGACGGTAAGCGCAAGCCAAGAACGCTTAGTCAATGAAAAATATCGCGCAACGATCAGTGCTGTATCGCTTGACCCACGCAATAACAAACAGGTTGTTTTTGAATTAACTATCCCGGAAAACATAGGTGGTTTTTATATTCGGGAGATGGGTGTTTTTGACGCTCAAAACAAACTCATTGCCTATGCCAACTGCCCGGAAAGTTTTAAACCGACCTTGGCAAGCGGAAGCGGCAAAGTCCAAGTCATGCGCATGATTTTGCTTGTTGCCAGCTCAAATGCCGTTACACTCACCGTGGACGACAGCGTCATCTTTGTGACGCGCGGACAACTTACGCCGAAAACCATCACAGCAAATAGCGCAAATGGTTTTGATAATACCGGACATAGCCACGCTATCGACAAAGCAAGCACAACAAAAGCCGGTATTGTCCAACTCACAAGCGACACAGGGTTAGAGAGCGAAAATCTCGGACTAACTGCAAAAGCCGGTAAAGTACTAGCACAAGGTATTGCCGCCTTACGCCTTGCGCTGAATAACTACATACCATTAAAAAGCAGATCATCATCTGTAACAAGCAATGACGAAAATGGCGTAGCAACACCAAAGGCGGTCAAGACAGCTTACGATAAAGGCGTTGAAGCCAAACAGGCGGCGGATGACGCACAACGTACAGCCAATGACGGTGTGGCAAAAGCAAATGCCGCACAAAACTCAGCAGACAATGCTCAACGTAGT